TGCGGCAGTTGCAGCACCGTTACAAGGTGCAGGATTCATGCGTTGCCCAAGATCGCGGCTACCGACCCGCCGACGTTGATCGGGATTGCGCGGACTTCGGCTGGCGCGGGATGCGCGGATACGCTCGAAAGACGTGGACGATGAGGGACGAGGCGACCGACAAGCTCATTAACTTCCCGTTCAGCGAACCGCGAGTGAGCGACTACCGGGGCGGCGACGTGTTCTACTACGACTGGAGCGGCGACTATTTCAAGGACCTGCTCGCGAACGCGCTGGAAGCCAAGGGCGATTTGAAATGGCTCCTGCCGGCCGACGTCAATCCGCTGTATCTGGAGCATCTCAAGGGCGAGTCCAAGGTCGAGATCCGCACCGGCGTTTGGGAATGGCGTGAGGTGAAGAGCAACGCGCCGAATCACGGTCTGGATACCTCGGCGATGCTGCTTTGCATGGCGACGATTGCGAACGTGATTCGCTACGCGCCGCCGAAGGACTGAGTTTGTGGGGAAAAGGCGGCAATGACCCACAAACTCCAGAGTTTCCCTAGGGATAAGCGTTTGAGAATTACTTCCCCTTTTATCACCCAGCAATAAAGGGGGAAACTAAAGAAGGGCCGGTTTGACGTTTCGAGCAGTGGTATGCTCGACAACCCATTTCTCGGACTGGACACCGCGACGCTGACGGCGCTCAAGACCAAGACGATTGACGCAATACAGGCGGTGCTGCTCAACCAGAGCTATTCGTTGAACGGCAAGAGCGTGAGCCGGGCGGACTTGAACGCGCTCAACAACATGCTCGGCAACTTACAGGACGCATTGACCGACGCGGCCGGAACGTCAACGGATACGACCTTCGTCAGCTTCACCGGCAACTAATCACACATGAGCACCGACTTTTTCGACGCGTCAAAACTGGTCGCGCAAAAACCTTGGATTGACCGGGCGCTTGAAAACATCGCGCCGACATGGGCGCTCAAGCGTCTCGAAGCTCGCGTGCAGAAGTCGCTTTTCGAGTATAACGCGGCGCGGACAAACCGGATGTATTCTCCCAAGCAATACACGCAGCCGGCCGAGAGTTCGCAGAATCAGCGGGACCGCGTGGTCATGATGTATGAGGCGCGGGACTTGGTTGACAATTTTCCCGAGGCTCGGGAAATCTCGCGCAAATTCGGACTCTACCTGACGCCGCACGAATACTCACCGACGACCGGCGATCGGGACTACAACCAGATCGTCTCGGACTATTTCCACGCGTGGTGCAAAAACTGCGACGTCACAAACCGGCACAGCTTCAAGAAGCTTGTGCAGCTCGCGGCCGAGGAACGACCGATTGACGGCGACTGCGGTTTCGTCATCCGGCGCAGCGGCGAGGGACTCAAACTCCAACTCGTGCCGGCAACGCGCATCGGCAATCCGAACGAGACGGCCGTCGCCTCAAATAATTACTACCAAGGCATCATTACGAACGACTTCGGCCAGCCGGTGGCGTATCGCATTTTCCGACTCACGCGTGACGGCGTTTACTTCGGCGCCGAGGACATCCCAGCGAATCAGTTCTGCCATTATTTCGATCCAAATCGCAGCGACCAATACCGAGGCGTGTCGGATCTGGCGAGCGGGATTCAGACGGCGCGGATGCTGCACGAAATCTTGCAGGCCGAAAAGGCCGGCGTGCGTTTCTCGTCGCAGCAGGCGGCGCTGATCTTCAACGACCGCGGGACCGCCAACCCGCGCAACCTTTTCCAGCCGAATCCGACGATGGGTTTGCCGAGCGGACAGACACAGAAAAACGAGCTGACCGAGGTCGGCATGATTCGATATTTCCAGAACAGCGACCGCGTCGAGGTCATGCCGTCGAGGCCGTCTCAGGCGTTCACCGGATTCGTGCAGCACTTAATGCACGAGATAAGTCTCTCGGTGGGTATTCCTGAGGGAGTGTTGTTCGGCACAAGCGACTTTCGCGGACCGAGCGTTCGGGCGGAGTTTGCAGCAGCTGACCGCGTGTTCACCCGGCAGCAGGGCGTTTTGGTCGACAAGGTTCTCGACCCGATCAAGGACGCCGTGATTCTCGACGCCATCGCACGCGGCGAGATCGCACCGCCTCCGCTGCTCGCGGGCGAGACGATGGTTCAAGCTCTGCGCCGGGCAACCAAGGGCGAGTGGCGGTTCCCGGCCAAGCTATCAATCGACGTGGGCCGCGAGTCAGCGGCGAACATGAACGAGAATCGGCAGGGCGCGAAGTCGCTGCAAGAGATCGCGGCCGAGGAAGGCACCGACGCTTTCTCGCGGCTCGAACAGATCGCAATTGAAGCCGGATTTGTGAAGGAATTGGCGGTGAAATACGGCGTGCCGGAGACGGCGATTCGCCTCACGACGACCTCACTCCCGAGCACGCCAGCGGCCGCAGCCGCAGCGGGCGACGCCGTCGGTGCAAGCGCAGCAGAAGCGCAGGCGGCCAGCGTTGCAGCGGCACCGGCCGCAATCGAGCCGGTCGAGCAGATCCAGAACGACTCAAACCTCGTCACGATCAACTTCGCCGACGGCTCCTATATTCCGACCGACGCGATGGCGGACAACGCACGGCGCGCACTTGAGATCCGCGAGAAGAAGCCGATGTCACAGCGCGGCATGACGAGCGTCGGCATCGCCCGGGCGCGTGACCTTATGAACAAGCGGCCGATGTCCGAGGACACCGTGCGGCGGATGAAAGCCTTTTTCGACCGGCACGAAGTGGACAAGCAGGGCGAGACCTGGGACGAGCAAGGCAAGGGATACCAGGCTTGGATGGGCTGGGGCGGGGACGAGGGCTATTCTTGGAGCACAGCCATCGTCGAGCGGCTGAACAAGCAGGCGGAGAAAAAAGACCTCTCGGTCGCGGCCGCAGAAGTGCAGCATCAGTTTTCGCGCAACACGCCGCTCGCAGCCGAGGACTGGCTGGACGCGGTGCAGAAATACCGGGCGAAGCAGATGACGACGATTCAAGAGACGAAGCAGAGCGTCACCGGTGACCAAAGCATCATCGAGCTGAGCAAACCGAAGCGCAAAAAATAATTCCCATGATCCACACCCAGACCGAAATCGATAACCTCGTTGAACTCGCGATCATCCAGCGCGCCGAGCTGAAGAAGCTCGTTGATTCTTTGCCACAGTTGCGGGACCACCTTTCGTCCGAGATCGAGCGAAACCTCGAAGAGATCGAGCCGGCGATCCGCAGCGAGCTGGAGCAGCTCGTTATCGCCCGCGCACAGGACGCGCACGCGCAATCCAGCGCGGCGCTGACCGCGAAGGTTGACGAACTCGGGAAGGCTTTGGAAGTCACGACGGCGGCGCGTTACTCGGTGCTTATGTCCGAGCGCGAGCAGAACGCGACCTTGTTGGCGCAGGCCGAGGCACGGATCGCAGAAGCGGCATCGGCTTTGCCGAGCGCAGTGAAGAGCATCGTCACCGACGAACTCTCGCGCTTTCCGCGTGCCGGCGAGATCGACCAACTGCGGAAGGAATTCGCTGAGCCGAAGGGACTGAACCCTCGCGGCAAGTGGTCGCCCGACGAGACGTATCAGCGGCTGGACCTCGTGACGATCAACGGCGATTCGTTCGTCTCGAACATCGACGGCAATCGCGAGCGGCCGAGCCGGAGCGCGGCGGACTGGACGCTCAACGCGGCACGCGGCAACAGTGGCGGCGGCGGCGGAGTGACTTCGATCACCGACCTTTTGCCGATCCCAAGCAGCGGGCAAATCCTCGGCAGCGAAGGGCCGAACTACGTTCCCAAGAACCTCGTCGCCGGCGCGAATATCACGATCACCGAGACGCCGACTCAAATCACGATTATTGGCACCGAGGGACAGATCGAGCTTACCGACGGAACCGAAGCGGCTCCGTCGCTGTTCTTCGTCAGCGACACTAACACCGGCATGTATCGCCCGGCCGCAGACACGGTCGGAATTGTCGGTGGCGGTCACGACATCCTGCGCCTGACCGACGTGGCGAGCGCGACGGATTACATTGAGATTAAGAACGGGACAGGCGTCGGCAACCCGCTGCACGTTCTGGCCGAGGGCGCGAGCGCGAACATCGGCGTGCATTTGCAGCCGAAGGGCACCGGGCTTTTCACGATCAGCGACGGCACGGATTTCAACAAGGGAATCCGCTTTCGCAGTTCGTCCAGCGCCGCAAGCGCGGTGACGCTGATTGACGCCGTCTCGACGGCCGGCCGCGTCGTCACTCTTCCCGACGCAACCGACACTCTCGTCGGACGTGCGACCACGGACACGCTGAGCAACAAGACCATGATTGCGCCGGCGCTCGGGACTCCGACCGCGCTGGTCGGCACGAACATCACCGGCACCGCGGCAGGCCTGACGGCGGGCAACGTGACCACAAACGCGAATCTGACCGGCGACGTGACGAGCGTCGGCAACGCCACGAGCATCGCGGCGGGCGTCATCGTTGACGCGGACATCAACGCAAGCGCAGCCATCGCAGACACGAAGCTCGCGACGATCAGCACGGCCGGCAAAGTCAGCAACAGCGCCACGACTGCGACCTCGGCGAACACCGCCTCGGCAATCGTCGCACGCGACGCCAGCGGCAACTTCACCGCCGGCACGATCACGGCGAATCTCACCGGCAACGTCAGCGGATCTTCCGGCAGCACGACCGGCAACGCGGCCACGGCTACGGCGTTGGCTACCGGGCGCACGATTTCTATCACGGGCGATCTTGCCTACACTTCACCGAGCTTCGACGGCACGGGCAACGTCACGGCGGCGGGCACGCTTGCGACCGTCGCAACTCCAGGTTCAACCGGCAGCAGCACCGCGATTCCAATCGTAACGATCAACGCGAAAGGTCTGACGACTTCGATCAGCACGGCGGCGGTCGTGGCACCGGCCGGAACGCTTTCGGGCAACACGCTCGCAGCCGGCGTCACAGCTTCATCGCTGACCTCGCTCGGGACGATTGCGAGCCTCACCGCGACGGCTGGAACCGTTGCGAACGCTCCGAGCGGTGCGACCGACATCGCGAACAAGCTTTACGTGGACACCGTCGCGCAGGGACTCGACGCGAAAGCCTCGTGCGTCGCAGCGACCACGGCGGACATCACGCTGAGCGGAGCGCAGACAATCGACGGCGTCAGTGTAGTCGCGGGAAATCGCGTGCTGGTGAAGAATCAATCGCTCTCTCAGAACAACGGCATTTATCTTTGCGCCTCGGGATCGTGGACACGCACAACCGACGCGAACACGTGGGACGCTCTGACCTCGGCTTTTACATTTATCGAGCAGGGCACGACGAACGCCGATTGCGGTTTCGTCTGCACAGCGAACGCAGGCGGCACGCTCGGCACAACCGCTCTGCCGTGGTCGCAGTTCTCGGGCGCAGGCACGTTTACGGCCGGCACCGGGCTGACGCTGACCGGGTCGGTCTTCTCGCTTACCTCGCCGGTCGCGGTCGCGAATGGCGGCACCGGGCTGACGAGTCTCGGCTCGGGCATTGCGACGTTCCTCGGGACGCCATCCTCGGCCAATCTTGCGGCGGCGGTCAGCGACGAAACGGGAAGCGGCGCGCTGGTGTTCGCATCCAGTCCAACCCTCGTGACGCCAATCCTCGGCACGCCTCAGAGCGGCACCCTGACGAGCTGCACGGGCCTGCCCATCAGCACGGGCGTGTCTGGCCTCGGCACGGGCATCGCAACGGCTCTGGCGGTCAACACTGGCAGCGCAGGTGCTCCGGTGCTGTTCAATGGTGCGTTGGGCACGCCGACAAGCGGCACGGTCACGAACCTGACGGGCACGGCCTCAATCAACATCAACGGCACAGTGGGAGCGACGACCCCGAGCACGGGCGCGTTTACGACGTTGAGCGCGAGCACCTCTGCATCGTTCGCCGGTGCTGGCCTTCCTTACGCCGCAAACAGTCTGATGTTGCGTAACAACGGAACAGGTGATTCCCAGCTTTGGGCACTTGGTCCGAACACTAGCACTAACGGCACGATGACCTTTGTGACGGCAGACTCGGATGGTTCCGCTACGGCGACCGTCGCAACGCTTACCTCCACCGGCCTAAACTCCACGGCCATCGGAGCGACGACGGCATCCACGGGCGCGTTTACGACGTTAACTTCTTCGTTCCTCGCTGCCTCCGGCCCTCTTGCTACGTTCTCAGTCGCACAAGGACTGTATGGTTACTATTCTTCTGGCGGTGTTCTTGCGGCATATTCCAACAATACTGGCACACTTGCATCATTAACCTTAAGCGGTTCGTCTATTGATATTCGCCCTGCGGGTTCAACGGTCGGCACCTTCACCTCCACCGGCCTCGCCGTGACTGGGACGTTGAGCAGCACGGGAGCACTTGCCATTGGCAACACCGTAAACACCGTCAGCCCGACCTCGCCCAACCGAACAGTGACAATCGTAATCGGCGGCACAACCTACTATCTCGCAGCAAAAACGACCAACGACTAATGACCACCGAACAAGCACTCCAGAACCTCTACGCAGCCGCCCGCCAAGCGCCCTTAAAGGCCGACGACCACGATCTCATCCGCAAGTGCGCGGAACAGATCGCCGAGGCGTTAAAGCCCAAGGAACCGAAAGCCGAGTAACATGGCCGGAACTTCCGACACGAACTGGCGCAGCTACGTTGGGCCGCAGGACAACGGGCTGACGGTGAACGCGGCTGAGTGGCAGGCTCCGCTGGATCCAGAAAACTACGACGATCTCGTAAAGGGCTCCAACGTGTCGAATCTATGCGTGTCAGGTCTTACGATTCCAGCCAGCCGGGAGGACTCGATCGACTTCGTGCGCGGCAAGGATTATGTCGTCCAGCATTGCACCGTCGCTGGCTCGATCACGGCTAAAGGCTCAATCGACGGGCTTTCGCTCTACGGCTGCGTCATCTCAGGCACGATTGAACTCGGGCAGTATGACAACTACTGGACCAAAGGCCGCGCTCCCACGCGCAACGTGTCTATTCTCGACTGCTGTTCGCCGGACGGCTCGCCGATTCGCGTGAAACTTTGGGACGCTGAAATGCCTCGCATCGAAGGCACCGAGGTGAGCGTGACGCGAATTCCGAAATGGGTCTGGCTTCCTTATTTTCTGTTCCGGCGTTTGACGAATCCGAAGAAGGTGTAACCTATGCTCGACCTTCTCACCAACGCACTAGGCGGCGGCGCACTCGGTGTCCTGCTCAGAATCGGCAACGGGTTCTTTGACAACTACAAAGCCGGTCAAGAGCACAAGCGAGAGCTAGAGAAGGCTAAAGCTATGGCCTCTATTGCGGCTGATAAGGCTCAATGGGAAGCGTTTACGGCTAGCCAGAATGCGGCGATTGCACCTGTAAACACCGCACCTTGGGCGGCGAATGTTCTCACCCTCTTTCGTCCTGCCATCACCCTGCTTCTCCTTCTTTTAGTTACGATTGTGTTCTTCAATGTCCCAGATTTTGAACAAGCTGACATGGTGGACGAAGTGCAATTTGCGGCCTTCAATTGTGTAGGCTGGTGGTTTGGTGACAGAATGACCCGCAAAAAATGAACGAGCACAAAGACCTCATGGAAGTCGCCAAACTTTGGAAGGAGACCGGCTGGCTCACTGCGGTCATCGGCGGCGCTGGCATGGTTGCTCGCCTACTGGCCAACCCGATTCAAGGGACGATCTGGGACAGCGTGCGGCGAGTCATCATGGCGGCCATCGTCTCGACGCTCGCGTGGTTCATCGTTGAGCAAATCGAAGTCAGCTCACTTGTGAAGGCCGTAACCTACGGCGTCGCCGGGCTGCTCGCGCCGGAGATTATCGACGGGCTGACCACGCTCGCAAAAAAGTATTCCAAGAACCCGACGAAGTTGCTCAAGAAATAATGAATCCGAAGCTGATCACCGCTGCGCTCGCCGCGACCGTCATCTGTTTCGCAGGCGTCGGAGTGGTCACCGTGAAATCGGTCTCGGAGCACATCGCGGCGAGCGACAAAGAATTTGCGATGACGAGCAACGTGCTCAGTCCGCTTTTCGATATTTACGGGCTGGCTATCGTGGACGGTCAGGCAAAGGCAAGCAAGGGACTGATCAACGCCAAAGAGTTTTGCGACTCGCTGGCGAAGCTCCAAGCCGAGGCGGAGCGATTGCTCGCGGAATTTGGCAACCCGGTGGAACTCGTGGCGCAGCACAAACTCGTTGCAGCCTACCTCAAGAAAGCGCGTTCAGCCTGCGACGCCGGGCAAATTGAAACGCTCAACTCGCCGGCCATGACCGCCGAACTTTACGCGGTCATCGAGCCGATGACGGCGCTGATCAACAAGGCGCTGCATGAGGAGCTGACGATTTCGCGCACGCACAAGGAGGCCGCAGACCGGGCGCTTCTCACGTTTGAACGGTTCGCGAGCGTCGCGGCCGGGCTTGGAATGGTCTTTGCCGTCGCTCCGTGGATTGGGGCTAAAAAGGCTCCTTCTGTTATAATTAAGCCGAAACGCCGTAAGAAGAAGGAAGCCAATAGGCCCTAGAACCCTGTTTCCTTGCGATTTAAGGCCATTTGACCCATGAACCCACGCAATCTACCCTGTAACAGCCCTAGGCGAGACATTAGCGGCGGCAAGAAGTCTGTAGTCCGCGCCTGTGCTAATGGGAAGTCCAAGGTGATACGCTTTGGGGATGCCAATATGTCCATCAAGAAGAGCGTTCCTAGCCGGAAAGCCTCCTATTGTGCCCGTTCCGGCGGCATCAAGGGCACATCTAACAAACTATCGGCCAACTACTGGAGCCGAAAAGCATGGTCGTGCTAATATCTTTTTATGAAAAACGAAAACTACAAGTCACGCAAGCAGATGATTAAGCACGAAAAGAAAGAGAACAAGAAGAAGGACTACGAGGGTTTTGGCAAAGCAGCCTACGGCAAACGTAAGTCCTGTTCCTAATTGTGCTAAGGCACAGTAGGGTATGATAGGCCAATGGCTCGTTATAACACTTTTGGCGAAAAAGACAGTCAGTTCAATGATGAGGTGGACATTGGATTCTCACGAATCAATGCCCGATTGCGCCCCGATCAATTAAAGTCTGGCGAGCTGGCTGTGTCCATTAATGGACGCATGGACATTGACGGTGCTTGGCAACCCCGAAAAGGGTCTAATGCTTTTGGTCCCCAGCTTGGTAATAGCGGCGAAGCGTTGCTTGTTCCGTTTTACGTTTGGACCAATCGCACTATTTCTAGCGCGACTCGTAGCACAACGACGGTTACAATTACA